AAACAATATGGGTGGTGGTCTTCTTCAACTTGTTAGTTATGGTGCGCAGGACATTTATATCTCTGGTAATCCCCAGATTACTTTCTGGAAGGTGCTTTACAAGCGTCATACCAACTTCGCCATGGAGTCCATTGAAGTCACCTTCAACGGTCAGGCCGACTTCAACAAGCGTGTGACTGCAGTCATCAACCGTAACGCGGACTTGATGTACCGCACCTATGTTCAGGTGGTTCTCCCAGCAGTCGACTTTACAAGCGGTGCTACTACAGTCAACCGATTCCGATGGCTCAACTACATCGGTCACCGTCTCATCAAGACGGTTGAGCTTGAGATTGGTGGTCAGCGAATTGACAGACAGTATGGCGACTGGATGCAAATCTGGACTCAGCTCTCTCAGGACCAGGGTACCATTTCAGCTCTCGATGATATGCTCGGTAACACCCACGATCTCGTCTTGATGAAGGACAAGAGAGGTTTTGCCTTGGATGCTTCCTGCGCTGGCTCTGAGCTCACAAACTCATGCGCTCCTCGTGCCGGTACCCCAGCCCGAACTCTTTACATTCCTCTCCAGTTCTGGTTCTGCCGCAACCCTGGTCTTGCAATCCCTCTCATTGCACTCCAGTACCACGAGGTCCGTATCAACATTGAGTTCGAGCAATGGATCAACTGCTGCTACTACGAGATGGTTTCTGGAAGTGCACCCACATCTATCCAGTCCTTAACCGCTGCATCTTTGTACATCGACTACATCTACCTCGACACTGAGGAGAGACGCCGATTTGCTCAACAGACCCACGAGTACTTGATTGAGCAGCTCCAGTTCACTGGTGCTGAGTCCATCACCTCCTCCTCCAACAAGATCCAGCTCAACTTTAACCACCCAGTTAAGGAGCTCGTCTGGGTTGTTCAACGAGACTCCTTCGTTGACTGCACCCCTAACGCAGAGTTCATTGTTGAGGTTAACGGATGCCAGCCATTCAACTACACTGATGACTTCAGCACTGAGGGTATCGTGATGGATGTGCTTGCACGCGGTGCTTTGGCAACTGCACAAAGTGGTGCTGCAGCTGGAGTTGTACCTACCTTCCTCGGTGATGGTCCTTCAGGTCCCTATTTCACTCAGGGTCTTGGTGTTCCAGGCCCAGGCCCCTCGCTCAACGGTGCATCTTGGTTGGACACATACAACACCAACGGAAGCCCTCTACAAGCAGTTGTCTTTGAGGACACGACCAACTACCTCCTCGCCAAGGTTATCCTCCAATCCGGAGTCAAGTGCGAGGGTAAGAACCCAGTTGAAGTTGCCAAGCTCCAGCTCAACGGCCAAGACCGATTCACTGAGCGTGAGGGACGATACTTCTCCCGTGTGCAACCATTCCAGCACCACACCCGAACACCTGCTCAGGGTATCAACGTGTATTCCTTCGCGCTCAAGCCCGAGGAGCACCAGCCATCAGGTACATGCAACTTCTCCCGTATCGACAAGGCGACCCTCCAACTCACGGTCTCAGTCAACACGGTCCGAGGTGGCCGCACTGCTCAGGTGCGAGTCTATGCAGTCAACTACAACGTGTTGCGAGTCATGTCAGGCATGGGCGGCTTAGCATACAGCAACTAAACAACATAACAAGAAAACCAAAAACAAAATCAGTCTGGAGTTCCAGCTTGATTTTGTATTAAACTTAAACTGAATACAGACTACATATACAATGCCTATTCTTTGCTTAAGTCAAGCAGGTCAAGATGTATTTGCTCGTCATGTTTTAGGACGTAAAGGAACATTTTTAGATTTGGGTTCATTTCGTCCAACCTTTCATAATAACACACGTATTCTTGAACTTGAAGGATGGACAGGTCTTTCAATTGATTACCAAAACTTTGAAGAAGAGTTCAAGCAAAAAAGAAATACACCCTTTCTACACGCAGATGTTACAACGGTAGACTGGACTAAAACATTTGAAGACTATCCTTTTTTGAAAGGAACCATTGACTATATCTCTTTTGATGTAGATGGAGCTACACGTGCTGCATTTGATCGATTTCCATTTGATAAAGTTAAGTTTGCATGTATGACGATTGAACATGATCAGTATAGAGTTGGAACTGAACTTAGAGATCATCTTCGCAAACGCCTTACTGAATTAGGCTATGTTTTGATATGTGCAGATGTTGTGATGCCAGATTCGCCTTATGAAAAGTTTGGCCCATTCGAGGATTGGTGGGTCAATCCAGAGTTAGTTGATATGGATAGACTAGAAAACATACGATCTAATACCATCTCTTATCTCGAAATCTTCAAGAAGATAGACTCTCAAAAGTATGCCTTTTACTGCCCACCTCCTTCATACGATTAATCACGTTAGACTTTTAATAAATTTAGAGTATCCAAGAATAATGCACATTGAAGTTTCATTAGCGGATGGATTGGATCGTCTTACGATTCTTGAAATTAAAAAATCCAAGATCGTATGTCCTATCAAATTGAAAGAAATTGAAAAAGAGATAGATGCATTACATGAATTTATTCCATTCAAAAAGACTACTGAATTTCAGTATAAACTTTTACTGTACACAAATCTTCAAGTATGGGAATCTATGGATAAAGTGAACTCAATTGAAATGGAACATCGTAATACGATTGAGTTTGCAAAACTAGCAGCAAAAGTCTATGATTACAATGATCAACGATTTCGTATTAAACGTCTAATCAATACGATCTCTAATTCAGTTCTCAAAGAACAAAAAAGCTATGGGACTAAACATGCAATTGTCACTGTTGATAACGTAGATCTTTGTATTCCTGTCATTAACTATTTGAGTGTACAGTATGACTCTATTTCATTTAAGTCAGAACATATGGAACAATTAAAAAACATTTTTACAACGCCCAATTTTGTGTATGAACCTGTTGAGTCAACTCTTATCATTTCTGCAGATACGTTTGAATTATCCGACCGATCGGCTTATGAATTTACTCCAATTACCTATATTGCATGTGGTCTATTAGGTGATTTTATTCATCAACTTTCAGTGATCAACGAAAAGTATCAACTAACAGGTCGTAAGGGTATTTTATATATGTCAAACAGTTTGGAGACATTTCGGTGGGGAATTGAAAGAACTTTTGAAGATATACGACCCTTTTTATTAACTCAATCGTATATACATGATCTGAGAATCCATGATGGAACTGAATGTGAAATTCACTTATCTAAATGGAGATATGATGTAAATCATCCAATTGACTCATGGCATAGTGTTTTTAAACGCCATTATGACATTGAATGGTCAAAAACACCTTGGTTCAAAATTCAAGGAAATCCAGAGTATACAAATACAGTCTTCATTTCAACATCACCTAATCGTTGGTGGGAGGAACCCTTTGATTGCTCTTTGTTAGTAAGTTCTCTGGGATCTGATGTTCGCTTTTTAGCATGTGAACAATCAAACTATGATCACTTTGTTTCAAAAACAGGTATTACTCTTCCACTTGTAATTGCATCTAACTTTACAGAATTAGTTTCTGCAATTCAAGGATGTAAGTTATTTGTAGGTACGTTATCTACACCACTTGCTATTGCAGATGCTCTCCATAAAAAACGCATTGCTCTTCAACAACATGATTATGATAGTTATCTAGCTGCTAATACAAATCCTTCGTTTGTGACTTACAAAAATAGTCTATCTAATCTAATATAATGTATATCCCATTAATGAAGTCTACCTTTTTAGGTGAGAAAGAAACGAAAGATGCACTTTGTTCATTCATTCAAACATCTAATAAACTAAGTATGGGTGATGAAGTTTTAAAGTTTGAAACATCCTTTGCTAATTGGCAAGGTCGTTCACACTCAGTAATGGTAAACAGTGGAAGTTCTGCTAATCTTGTAATTCTACAAGCTCTCTTAAATTTAGGACGATTGTCAAAAGGAGATCGTGTTGGTGTTTCAGCTGTAACGTGGGCAACTAACGTTATGCCTGTTATTCAACTTGGTCTTGTTCCTGTATTGATTGATGTAAACTTAGCGTCATTGAATGTTTCAAGTGAAGAAGTTAGAAAGCATGATATTCGTTGTTTATTTATCACACATCTACTAGGATTTCATGGTGATATTGATGTAATTTCTGAATACTGCAAGTCAAAGGACATCCTTCTACTTGAAGATACATGTGAATCGCTTGGAACTATTTGTAACGGTAAAAAGTTAGGTAATTTTGGTCTTGCTTCTAGCTTTTCTACATTTGTAGGTCATCATATGTCTACAATCGAAGGTGGCCTTATCGCTACGGATGATGAAGAATTGAATCAGATGATTCGTATGGTAAGAGCTCATGGATGGGATAGAAATGTGACTCAAGAACAACGAACAGAACTTAGAACAAAGTGGGATATTAATGATTTTTATGGACCTTATACGTTCTATACACTTGGATACAACGTTCGTCCAATGGAACTACAGGGTCTGATCGGTTCAATTCAATTGAAATATGTAGATGAAGCAAATGAGAATCGCAAACGATCCTATGCTAGAGTTTTTGATTCAATAGACTCTAAAGACTTGATGCTTCCTAATCAACATGTTTCTGCATTTGCAATTCCAGTCATATGTTCAAGTCCAGAAATTCGCGATGAATATGTTAAGAAATGTAAAACACTTGGTATTGAAACACGACCGATTGTTGCTGGAAATATGAATCGTCAACCATTTTTTAAAGAATATGTTAGTGAAAAACTCTTACCTGTAGCAGATAAGATTCATACATGTGGATTTTATATGCCTAATCATCCAGATCTTACAGATTCTGAGATTGATTATTTATCCGGTGTTTTTATAAATGAACATATTGTCAAAGATTAAAGTTGCTATTTCTAATTCAAATAAAAACGGAAAAGCACTCTTTCTATGTAATTTTGGATTAGGTGATCATATTGATATGATTGGTGCAGTTCGTTACCTTTCTGAATTACATAGAGAGATTCATCTAGTTTGTCTTAAACATACATATAACACTTTATCTGATTTTTATTCAGATAATAAAAGAGTTATATTAGTTGTGGTTGATCATAAGATGTATTGGGATCGTCATCGCTTTCTTGTTGAAAACAAAATTGAAGGACAATATGAAGCATTCGATTATAATCCAAATGATTATGAAGCAGTATATCGTTCAGGATGGTTTATATTCCCCCGTCATGATTTGAGTATTGATTATGAAATTCCAAAGTGTTTCTATAGAGATCTAAAACTTAATCTCACTGTTGAACACAATTACTTTCGTATTGCTGAAAATAAGAACTCTGATCTACTATATAGTATTGTCAAAGATATACGATACATCTTTGTTCAACAGAAGTCTTCTAACAATTTTACACCATTGATTAAATGGGATATTAATGAAACATTTACGATTGATCCAAATATGAATCTTTACCCAAAAGGTCATCAATGGCATGAACTTGCTAGTCATTTTGTTAATAAACCTTTTCCTCATTATCCAGCTACAATCATACATGCATCTGAACTTCATGTTGTAAACAGTTCATTCCGTTGTCTTGCAGCTCATCTTCCACTTGAAGCAACTGTTAAGAAGTGTTATGATCGCAATACAGGAAACCATATTCCAGAATGGACATTTAATCGCTACAATCCGACTTCACCATCAAGTTAATCATTTCTCGAAATGATGTATTTGGTTCCCAACCTAATATTCTTTTTGCTTTTGAATTATTTCCAATTAAAAGCTCAACTTCTGCAGGTCGATAAAACAATGGATCAATTCGGATAACTACACGTCCGTTTTGATCTGTTGCCGTCTCAGTTTCACCTGAACCATTCCAAGTGAGTGTAATTCCAGCAGCTTGAAATGCAAGCTCTATAAACTCACGAACTGTATGAGTCTCTCCTGTTGCTAAAACATAGTCATCTGGAACGTCTTGCTGAAGCATCAGCCACATTCCATATACAAAATCTCTAGCATGTCCCCAGTCACGTTTTGCATCCATGTTTCCAAGATGAAGGCAGAATGAAGGATCTTTTTTAATTCTTGCAATTCCCTTGGTAATCTTGCGAGTCACAAACTCTTCTCCTCTACGTTCAGATTCGTGATTAAAGAGAATTCCATTGCAAGCAAACATATTATAGCTTTCCCGATAGTTCTTTGTGATCCAAAATCCGTATAACTTTGCGACTCCATATGGACTGCGAGGATAAAAGGGTGTTGTCTCAGATTGAGGTGTTTCAACAACCTTTCCAAACATTTCAGAGGTAGACGCTTGGTAGAAACGAGTTTTGTCAATTATTCCTAATTGACGAATTGCTTCTAGAATTCGTAGAACACCTGTTCCATTTGTATCTGCAGTGTATTCGGGTTGAGAGAATGATGAATGAACATGTGATTGTGCTGCGAGATTGTATACTTCAATTCTTTCGGAATCTCGTAAGGGTAGTAATACGTTTATAATTGATGCTGAATCTCCCATATCTGCTTGAACAAGTGTTAAGTTTGGATGATGTAAAATGCTAGAGATACGTCCTGTATTTATATTAGAAGATCTGCGTATAATTCCTACCACATTATAGTTCTTTTCAAGCAGAAGTTCTGCAAGATACGATCCATCTTGACCCGTGATTCCAGTAACCACTGCTGTTTTTATCATTTTTTAGTTACTATGTTCCATCTATGTAATACATTATTTTGACTTTCTATATACAAATGCACCTTAAACAAATCGGATCTCGTGCTCAAGTGATGCATGGAACAGCTCACCACACTACAGGTGGATTAACCAAGGCAGATCTCAAGATGAATAAATGGGGTCGTATTGTGTCTCGTAAGAAGTCATCAAGAATGGCTCATGGAAAAACTCGCCGTAACAAGTAATGCGGTTGATCTCTATTTTAAGTGGAGCATTATGGGTAGATTTTGTGGTTATGATACTTACCAAAGTAGTCCCAGGACAACATTTATGGTTTCTTCCTCCAACAGGTGCACTCAAATTATGGTATGATAAATTTGGTGTTGCAGCTGTAGCTGCAGATGTTTTGAGTTTAATGTTAGGTGTCCTTTTGGCTACATTCTTGTTTCCAGGAGTGATTGGACTTCAATTTGTGATGGCTGCGATTTTTGTCCAGCTTTTACACGACATCTTCTTCTACTTTATAGTCATTCAAGGACTTCCTCAAGGTCAGAACTCCATGATTGATGTATTCAAGTCGTATGCAAGTGAAGGTGGATGGACTATTTTGCTAGCGGATGCGTTGATGATTACATCCGTAGTTATCGTTGCCCGTCTTTCAGATTTGTTATTCTCATATCGTGCTATTGCATTTCAAGCATTATTAGGCATGTATTCATTGATTTATATTACCTATACTAAGTAATGAGTGGCGGATTATTCGGAACACACCTTGCATTGAATCCAAAATGCCTTGTGTTTTCTGCGTTTGTATTGATTGTGTATTGGATGCCTCATTTCAAGGCATGGCAACATCGTGCTGTTATGGCGTTTTTGCTAGCCTGTGTAGCCTATGTTCTACTTGCGTGGTATGATATGATTTATGATTGCAAA